CCAGCCGTATCCGCCTACCACTGGAGACATATGAATCATCCACTAAGACTTCTATTTTCAATACCCGCCATCGCTCTTACTGTTGCAGTAGGAGTTAGTGCTCAAGGAAAGGAAGAACAAAGCGCGATACCAGCAACGACAACTGTCGCCCCTGCCGTCTCAACAACGACACCGCCGACAACTGTTGTTCCAGTCACCACAACGACTGTGGTCACGCTCCCTGAAGGCTTCTTCATCCCGACACTTGACCCCGAAGTACCGTGCCAAGAGTGGACTCAGGTTGCTCTTGACGCTGGTTGGCCCTTTGAACTTCTGCCTGAACTTCTCCGCGAAGTGTGGTCTGAGTCTCGTTGTCAAAATGTGATTGAAGGTCACCCTCAATGGAATGGTCATGACCGAGGACCGCTTCAAATCAACCAAGTTTGGCTTGATGACATTGAAGCAAAGTATGGTGACTGGCGTGTAGTCAATGACCCTCGTTACAACTTTGCTTGGGCATGGGAAATGTACAGATGGCATGAGGACCACGGCTACTGTGGCTTCAAGCCATGGTCACGTCCGTGTAAATGAGGGGGAATAAAATGAGACTATTTCATAAATGGTTCATAGGTGTCAGTTTGGCTTTTCTTGTTTTGGTTGTCGCTACATGCGGGACTGAAAGCGGGAAAGTTAAGGCAGAGAAGCCTACAAATACCGTTGCACCTATTGACCTTTCGGGAGTCAACTGGACCGAACTAGCCCGCTTTATGTATGGCAGGTGCGGTGAGTACCACGACTTGGCTATTTCGGTTGGCTGGACTGAAGCCCATTGGAAGAAGTTGAGTTTCGTAATGTACCGTGAATCACGTTGTAACACAATGTCATTCAACAAGACCGACCCTAATGGCGGAAGTCGTGGGCTTATCCAAATCAATGGCTATTGGTGTAAGAAGAATAAGTACAACCCAACTGGCTGGCTTCAGGCTAAGGGTATCCTCAATACCTGCGAGGACTTATTCATCCCTGAGGTGAATCTTCGTGCGGGACTAGCGATGTGGAACTATAGCCAGCAACACAACAAATGCGGATGGCGCCCTTGGGCAACCAAGTGTTGAGACGCATGTTGTATACTTTAAGACATGGCTAAGTCCAAATTCCCGAAAGAACTAACGGCAGAAGAACAGAAGTTTTATGCCGACATGATTCTGCATCATAAGATGGCTCTTGTTATGTCCAGAGAGGTGTTGCGCTCCACAGAGGACTACGACACCATGTCATTGGCTTACTCTATTATTCAAACTCAATCCAACGAGATTGCCTTAATGACCGAGATATTGCGTTCTCGTCGCTGAGTCACAAACGATGCCAGACAGGGACCTAACTTTCTGTTAGTCTCGTCCAATGCACGTGAGTAATGGGTATGACCCAGCCGCAGATATTCGTGGGAATCAAAAAGGTCAGTTCAAAACCGACTTAAAGTTTGGTGAGCACGGCGAAAACATCGCTTCTCAACTCGTTCAGGCAATGCTGGATGGGTGGATAGAGGTAAAGTCTGACGCATTTCAGAACGGCAACATCTTTGTTGAACTTGCCCATTGCCCTAATCGGGTTCTGAAAGAGAACGGCGACTTTGCTTGGGTCAACTCTGGACTCAATGTCACTAAAGCCCAATACTGGATGTACCTAAAGGTATCAGAAGAGGGCGATTTCAGAAGTGCCCTCATCCTCCCGACAGTAAGACTCAACTCGTACCGACAGTGGCACAAGTCAAAACACGGGACTTCCATCCTCCCCTCTGGTTCCAAGGAATCTGGATACATGATTGGCAATGCCAGCGGACAGGTCCCAACTCTTGGGCTTCGCATCGTTGCTAGTGACATCCCTACCCTTCAATATTCGTCATTGTTTGATGGAAAGGTATCAGAATGAACCAATCAGACCAGATATATGCTTTTGGTAGGACGGTAAAGAACATGAATCAACTCGTTGACTTCTTGTGCGACGAAGTTGAGAGAAAGATAGGCGTCCCACTGGGGGAGTTGGATTCTCCAAAACTCAGAATGGATGTCGTTCGTCAACTTGATGAGTTTGGTATATTCTCTCTTCGTTATGCGGCTATCAAGGTCTCTAAGAGAATGATGATTAGCAAAGTGTCCCTGTATGCCATCCTAAGGAAGTTGCCTAATGTCTGAGAAAAAGTACGAACTCATTGAAACCCTCCAGACCCTCGTTGAGGCTCAAGAGACAATGGATGATTTGGGAATCGGGATTGTCCGTTTTGAGACGTCGTTCCTTAAGGAGATATTAGAGGAACTGAAGGACAAGGTAGAGATTTACTCAAATTCAGGTGAATTAGTGTGTACTATTGAGGGACCAGAAGCGACCATTGTTATTGAACAGGCAGTGGATATGTATATGCGCTCGGCTCTTATTAAATTCACCGAGGAGAACAACCCTCAATAACATAGAAGGTGGTGCGATTATGTGCCTATTTTTTTACTTAGCAGGAGTACTTTGTGGGTACATTACGTGGAGACTCGTATCAGCCCCGCAACTATGGGACGCCGAGGAAGAAGCCAAGTCATGGCACCGCCAGTGGGAATCTCTTAAGAAAGAAATGGACCGCTCCGCCGAAGATTAGTAAGTGCTATTGCTTTTTCTGTTCAGAGCCATTATTCTTTGGGCATGGATACAGGCACGAATACCAAAATGGATGTCAACTGGTTTAACCGTGCTATTTGCCGTGGGAAATTGGATTTATTCTTTCCCAAGGTTGCAGAAAGACCACAAAGACGGGCGAGGCGTGAAGCAGAAGCCACTGCGCTCTGTAGGCAATGCCCCGTATCCGCAGAGTGCCGAGAGTACGGTAGGAACAACCACGAATACGGCGTGTGGGGAGGAGAAACCGAGATAGAGCGCCATGAGGCTGGATTTGAATTGTCGGCAATCATTGGTCTTCGGAAAAGATAAAAGTTTTAAAGAAATCTTACTGAGGTGTTGCTTTCATAGACGCCAAGGGGCTAATCTTCTTCTAATAGATTTATCCAAAGGAGATAGCAATGCCCCATGACCTCGATTCAACCAGAGCAGGAAAAGTCCGTATGGCTTATGCGGACCACGAAGTTCCTTGGCACCGCCTTGGCACCCCCATGAATGGTCTTCAAACCGCCGAGGAAATGCTCCGAGCCGCAGAAGCCGATTACACGGTTGTACTTACCGAAGTAGCCGCTGTGGACGCCTATGGAAATGTCATCATGACGACCGATAAGGACGGGGCTAGTGTTCCTTTGACTGTGGCAGATAGCCGAGCAACCGTGCGCGTCAATCATGACGGCACCTACGACAGTCTGTCAACGGTGGGTACTCGCTTTGTGGTTCAGCAGAACTCCGACTGTCTACTCAAGGCTCTTACTATTGTTGGGGCGACCGAGGGCGATGCTGTCGTAGATACATGCGGAGTGCTCAATGGTGGGCGCGAATTCTTTGCATCTATTGACATGGGGGGACTCATCATTGACCCAACTGGCATAAATGACAAGATTGAACGCTATCTATTGGTCCGCAATGGACATGATGGCAAGACGCCTATCACTTATGCCAACACTTCTATTCGTGCAGTCTGCAAGAACACCGTTATGGCTGGAATGAATTCGGCTATCCGTGTGTTTACCGCACGACACACCCGCAATCAAGACACCGCCATTAATGAAGCACAAAAAGTTCTTGAACTTTCCACTGCATGGGCAGATGAGTTCACTCGTACTGCAGAAAAATTGCTGAGTATCAAGGTCCCTGTTGGTTCATTGAGTATTGACAAAGTTCTCAATACAGTATTCGTCAAGAAGAAAGATGAAACAGACCGCCAGCGCGACAACCGTGAAGAGGTTAACGCACTTATCCGTGGGCTCTATCTATCAGAGAAAAATGCTGGTGGCTACGGGGCTAACGGTTGGGCGCTCTACAACACTATTGTTGAATACTTTGACCACTATCGTGACGCTAAGCCCAACGAACGCGCCATCTCTTCCATGGACCCGAATTCATGGGTTACTAAAAAGAAGCATGAGACCCAGTCAGCCATTCTTGCACTAATCTAGGTTCAGGTCGTGAGACAATTGAATCGTGTGCACCACACGCGTTTCCTAGAAGGACTGATGTGCGATGATGGACGACGATGAAGACAATGAGATATCCCGTGCGGATTTGGTTAATTTCCTTGGGGAATTCTTAACTCAGAACAAAGATTCAGGGCTCATCTACAGAGGTCATCTCTGCAAGATTATCGTTGGGCGCGTCTTTGAAGAGTTCGGTCCCGAAGGTTTATGCGAATTAATGATGCAGATTGACCGCCGTGCTGGCTGGATTTCCGACATCATCTTTGAACAATCAGACTTTAATAATGCGCTCTTTGCTAAGTACATGCATTACGATGAGGAAATTGTTGACAAAGCACGTAATTCGCAACAACTCCTAGAACTAAACAAAAAGATTTGGAGACTTCGCAAGAAGTATGCGGGACTCATTATCGATGAAATCATGGACGACGAACTTGAACTCGCTGAGTTAGAAAAAGAGGAAGGCGAGAACTAATGTCTCGTTTCTGGGAAAAAATCATCAAGGTTACTCCGCCATTTGAAGGAAGTGCCGAAGAGATAAGGAAGAACGTTGAGTCACATAGTTGGCGAAATGTTGATTTGTCAATTCGTTTTGGCGTAAAAGATATGGGCGAAGTCATTGAGTGTGCTGACTGTAGAGTATTGGCATCATCAAATGTGGCTTACTACTCATGCGACGATGTGCGTAATGGCTGCATCCCTAAAGAAATCCCTTGGGAAGAGTACAAGTCAACTATCAAGAAAGCCGATAAATAACGGAGCCCCACTGTCAGGGGGATGACGAGTGGGGCTCAACGCTTTGGACTCGGGGGGCTTTGTCCTCTATTGATACTACTTACATACTTTGCTTCGTGCAACCTATCTCTTCTAGAAATTTAAGAATTTCATTAGGATGCTACTAGCGTTGTCTTCAGTAAACACAACATCCCCTTCTACAGCCCTATTGACTACAACTCTCTTCTTGTCAATGAGTGAGTAAATGTCTTCATCTATAGTTCCAGTCGTCATCATGTATGTAGATGTAACGGAACCTAACTGACCAATTCTATGACAGCGTGAGTATGTCTGGTCAATGTCCGCTGGTGTCCAAGGGAACTCAACAAAAAGTACATCTTGAGCCGATGTGAGAGTGTGTCCAGTCTTAGCCGCTTGGATTGATAGGACGATAACCGGGGCTTCCTCGCAAGTCGTGTTCTGAAACTTCCACTTAGCCTCTTCAATATCTTCAATAGACATTCCACCTTGAATCTTCAAACCGCCATACTTGTTTGCAAGCATGTCTACGATTTCTCTGTGGTGAGCCGCAACAACAACTTTCTTTCCGTCTTGCACGCGAGCGTCAATCCATTCTTCAACTGCTGGCATCTTTGCTTTAGCCGCAATCTTGCGTAAGACACTCACTTTCACGAGATGTTCGTTTGATTCAGCCCTCAAGCGAGCCGACACAGCGGCAGCCCCGACTGGGAGACCCATCTCTTTGGCTATCTGCTTGGCTCGTTCCACTAGGTAAGCAACGATGTCGTCCTTCGCCTTTGTGTATTCCTTCATCACGGCAGGAGTGCCTTCTACGACAACGGGGTTATGAATAACTGGTGGTAACTCTTTCATCACTTGGTCTTTAGTTCTTCTGATGTAACAGTTTGCTCTCAGTTTGTCATTGAGTTCTTCTAAGTTGGAGTGCCCCTCAAGATGCCATTGACCCCATTTGTCCTTGTATGCACTGCAGTAGCGACGATAGAAGCCCCACAATCCACCAAAGGCATCAAGTTGTCCAAGGATGTCTAGTTGTGAAGCGTATTCTGCTGGCCTGTTCGTTACTGGAGTCCCGGTAAGGCAGAGAACAACTGCGTTCTTGTTTGACTTCGTCATCTTCTTGGCTGACTTCGTACGCTGTGCATCCGTTGATTTGCAGTAATGCGATTCATCAAACACATAGGCGTTGTGATTCATCAACTGATTTTCCCACGCAGTTATATTGGAGTAGCCAATGACGAGAACATCGTATGTGCCGAACATTGGTATCTCTTTACGGTTCTTTACAACCTCAACGATTTTTTCGGGTAGCCATCTGTTGTATTCGTTCTTCCAGTTGAGTACGAGAGTAGTGGGACATACAACTACGGCTGGATATGCGGGACTAGCCTCGCCATCTTCTCGTTGCAGGTGAAGGTTCTCTAGTGTTGCAATCGCTTGCAGGGTCTTGCCAAGTCCCATCTCGTCTGCGATGAATGTCCTCTTTACCGCTGATGCGTATGCAACTCCTGCTCTTTGGTATGGAAGGAGTGTTCCCTGTAGCCCCGGGATATCTATCTCTGCATCAACTTCACGACTAGCACTTCGTCGTTCGCTTTGGCTCGTACTAATGCGTTCTGCTTCGGCACGGACATCATTTGGGACATCAACCTTGAAAGTAGTCGCCCACTTGACTACGGTTTCAATCGCTGTCATCGGGGCCTTCCAAGCCTTGGTCTTAGAGTCCCAAGTTATCCCCTCAATTTGTTTCACTGAGCGCACCATCACAGGGTCGTACTTGAAGGAGAGGTAAACATACTTCCCCCTAACAGAGAGACCATCCCCTGGGTTTTTGTGGTCAGGAATATCAAAAGCCAAGATTTCGTTTGAGATAATGAAGTCGTACTTGATTGCGAAGTCCCGCATTTGCCTGAGACTGGTCAGCGGGGTGCGCCATACTTTGGCAACCTTGTCCCATTTGGCTGAGGGGACACATTTAATTTCCGCAACCAAGTCGGAGTCATAAGGGAACTCTGCGACGATGATGTCGTCAACCAAAGTGAGGGTACTAACCCCATCCCCCTTGTAATCACCTGACCGTTTCGTCATACCGCTCATCCTAGCCTCGCACTCGGGGCTCGTCAACTATCGGCGAAGTCATCATCAGCGAAGTCTCGCAACCGTGG